TGAGCATCCTTTATTTTTATGCTTGCTTGGCTTAATCCCTCGCCTGACTTGCTTTTTATGGCTTTTGCGTCACTATTAACAGCATTAATAAAATCGTTTTCATTGCTTCTGAATCGATTCTTGTTAATAGACATATTATCATCTAAAAAATGTCCGTATTCATGCCGCCAAGTCGCTTGTCTCTTAGGGTCATTTATATCATAGTCCTTCATGTGTATTTTGCTTGATTGATAATACGCTCCATCGTTTAGGTCTACTGTATGCAATCCTAAACACTTATCGTCATTCTTTTTAATAACCTGCTTTATCCATTCAGGACTATTAGCAAAACTGGCATCATGCCAAGGTGCTTGCTGTGTTCCTTTGGCCCAAAAAGAATCAGGCGCTCCATACTTCGCGTTCAACTCCGCCAACGACAATGGCTTTCCACCCTGAATCATTTGATCCATTGTTATCTTGCCATTGCGCCATAACTCAGCCCTACCCTTACCAAGTGTTCTATCAGCAAAGGTAGGATCTGTTTCAGTCTTACGCTTGAGCCAATCAGCAAACGTCTTATCAGTCACTTGACCGTCCATCGAGGCGCGAGTTGATTCTGGCAACTCATCCATGTTAATACCCAGTTCACGCCATGTCTTTAAGACCGGCACCATAGAACACCGGCATCTAAAATGCTTGGGTGGTATCTGATACACCATGCTGTGATTGACTGGCTTGTTAGTGCCATTTACCCATCGTTTTCCATCTAATATCCCACAGGTAGGGCAAGTTTTTCTGTCCAAACTGCTGGAATACTCAAACTCACTGATAACATCACTGTTATCTTCAAACACTTTCATCCTTGAAGTATTGGCAACCGACTGGACCGAAGTATGCACCAATGTTTCCGCATTACGCCTGGACAAGTCCATCACACCACGCACACGCTTAACTATTTGTGGTGTCGTTTCAGCACCGACCAAACCCTGCCTAACCGCTGACTGAAACTTAAATTGGGTATCGCCGGCCTGACGTTCCCACCAATCGGCCTGAACTGCGCCCTGAATGATTGTGTTACCGGCTAGGGTTTCAAGGTATGAGGCTGTTGGCAATACACCAATAGCCACTTGACCGCCTACCGCTGCACTCAACGAGGTAGCTGTGGCACTGGCTGATACTTGCGCCACGCTGGTAGTCGTATCTCTGGCTATGCCTGCCGCATCATCGTAATACTGCCTGATAATTGCGTCCGCTTCACTGAGTTGTTTGGCAATCCTCGCCTTGCTCCAATCTGAAACGCCATCAGATACTTTTGCGATTAACTCTTTTTCGAGATCCTGCAATAGCTTGACGATGGTTGCCCGTGACTCAATAGCCACGCGCTCCATATCTAAATGAAGCTCGATAGTTGAATCAAATAAGACCTTATTAAGCGGCAATTGGCACCACCGGCGCAACCAATACAGGTGCTTGCTCTAATATATTTGCTTGCTCATCCTCAAACGTCACTTCTGCTGCTATCAATTCACCTTGTTGTAGGTTATTGAATAGCGTCATTGAAGATATACCTCCAGCTTGCCAGGCGGCAACGAGGGCTTGCAATTCTTGGGGCGACATTCTTGCTGGTAGGTAATCAGTGTTCAATTTAATGGCAACCTCTGGCAATCCTGCCCATTGGTGCATAAAGCTGCACGCCCTTGATAATACCTTGCCGACTCTACCCGATAGTTGAGCCAGTACGCTAAACTCGCCCGTACTGCGTAGACTTGCCCCTGTGGCGGTTTCTGCTGTGACTGAATCACTGAGCATCTTGGCCCCAAGCGCCGCCATTTGTTTTTCTTTTAGTTCAAGACGTTTTTCTAATGCGCCCAAGCCTTGACCGCTAAACTCAAGATATTGTGCTTTCGCTTGTGGATCGGGAAACACCCAAGCATTAACACCACCCACCGAAAGAGTCACGCCATCCGGTAATTGCACACCAGCAAGCCAAGGTTGAGGAATACCCGTAAAATGGCAGCCGTTCTCAAGGTCAGCGGTTGTCATATAATGGCTGATATTCAAGTCCACCAAATCAATCAGCAATGGCAGTTCGTCCGCATCACCCAGAAAGTAGAATGGTATTTCTTTAAGCGTTGAGCCATTCATTAGAGGGTAAATATCATCACCCACCTGCACAAAGTATTTATCTTTTTCGATAAACTTACGTTGCCGATAGTTGCCCATGTCATCTAAGTCCAGCACCCGGTAAAAGCACTGCTCCTCGCCCTCAAATTCTGAGATTGCGATATATTCTTCTTCCTCGAGTATGAGTTGAGTCAGTCGCTTACCGTCTTTACGCCAGTTAATAATCGAGTCAGCATCGAATAACGCCAGGTATGGACGCGCACCTAAAGCCTGAGCCTGTGCGAGTGTAACCGCTTGTGCCATTGGTGAGTGTTCGACAAAGATACCACCGAAGCCAGTGACCAAGACTTCTTCCAATACCTCACCGGCAAACTCTGACAGACTGCAATCATGGCCGGTTACATCATCCAGATAAGGTGATGGAGTATCAACACTGGGTGGCACTCTCATAATCATACCGGCGAACGCGTCAACCGTTCGACTCATAGCCCCGTAAAAGACAGCACGTCGTTTATACGCCTGATATTCTGAATTACTTTGACCTGATAGCGCTGGCAGATAAGTTCGTCCAGCTTCATGTATTGCTGTCTGGCCCTCTCTGGCATCCTCGCATTTCTGCCACGCTGCCAACATTTCTTCGCTGTCTGGGTGTCTTTTGTTTACGTTCTTGGCGGTTTCACCGTTCATCTTAAAATCCTAGTATTTGTGTAGTAACCATAGACCGGATAACCGGATATTTGAACGCGATAAAATAACCGCTGGAATCTGCCCAATCATCAATCGCCGGGTGGGTGTTCCATTTCTCAGGATCGCCTTTATCGTCATAACCTTGCGTCTCTAGTGCGTTGGTTAAGTTTGGGCAGGTGTCCGTGTTAATCATTAGCCGGTTATGACTGAGTAGTCCGTTATAAGCGTTAATCCTATCTCTTACCGCTGGATTGCTGGGCTTGTATTGGAGTTGATAACCCGCTTGGGCAATCATGCTGATGTCTGACTGGCTAGAGTTGGTCTTGTTGGCCTTGCCGCTGGCATCCGGATAAACAATAATTTTATTTGTGTAACGGGTAAGATTATTTATAAAGTCTTGCGTGTCGTGACTGGTAAATTCGTCAACTGCAATCGGGTTATTATTTTCAATAACGAAAACCACCGCACAACAGCCACCGATATTGAAATCAAGCCCCACATGCAACATATCATTAGGCTTAATCGTTCTGTCGCTGTAATGCTTAACCCGGTCAAAGAAGTGATAAACCTTGTTTTGGTTGAGCGAGACAAACTCGCCGTTAAGGTATAAATCAGCCAGTATCGGATCGTAGTTAGCCAGTATCTGATCGGTGTAATCTTCTGGCAAGAATGAATTGCTGTATGTCGAGGCTTTATACAGTACATATCCGGGCTGCTGTTTCTTGACCCACTTTTCATAGACAAAGCCGTTAATGCCTTGATCGGGCGTTGTGACTAAGCCAATCGTGTTGGGGTTAATGCGCTTTTGCCGGTTACGCTCGGAAATCTTGCGCCAAACTAACGCGGCTTTTTGCTTGGGCAGGGTGTCCAGCTCGTCACAGATGGAATGGGCGACCTCATAAGCGATTATCCGCTCCGGCCTGTCATAAGAGCGAAAGATGATATTGCCATAACCGATAATATCAATTGTATAGCTTGATTTGTTGGTTTTGTAGGCATAGCCCAGCTCCTCTAAGTCCTGCTCAACCCCCGGAATAGCCCGTAGTGTCAGTAAATCGTAAACCGGCATGTAATAAGCGCCGTTGGCTCCGGGATCGGCCAGCATTAACCGGATTAGTCGGAATGTTCCCGCCTTGCTCTTGCCAGAACCCAAGCCGCCAACAATAGCCGGGTGCTTGGCCTCGCTGTAAACGAACGCATCTTGTGCGGGTAGCAGATCAACGACCATTATCAATCACTCTGGTCATTATCTGAGGGTGTACGTTTTGCTGGGCGTTGGTATTGGTAATCGTTGCCTGAGTTGGATAATATGGCACGATTCCAGCCGCTTTTTGTGTATCAATCATGGTCTTTTGAGCAAGGCTTGCGTTCTGTACTGACGGGTCTAATTCAAGAGCCTTCAATGATATTTCGGCTATTTTCATAGCTGTTTTATTAAGCCACTCTGCTTGCTCTATTTTCTTGTCAACTATTCCGTTTATGGCGCTCACCATGCGCTCATCATGGAGTGCTAGACCTTGCTTGTACTGGATTCCTGCGCTCACAATGGATTTTGCATCTTTAGCAATACCCTTTGTTATTGCCGCTACTTTTCCAGCACTTACAGAATACCGCTTTGCAAGATCGCGCTGACTAAACTCTCCCGTTCTCCAGTCTGCAATTATGTCTTGTATTATGCTTTCATCTATTGGCTTTGCTGCCATATTACTTCTTAACTATCGCCCGATGATTCATCCACTGAAAAACCATATTGGTTAAAAGCGTTAATGTCCCCAACAGCACACCGAACGCGCCGGCATGATGATCTAGGATAGAAAGCCAATCACTGACGACTAAGCCTCCGCTGACTGAGTAAGTCACAGTTTTTAGCGCACCAGATATATTTTCAAAATACTGGGTCATCTGCCCACCCTCGTAGTTTGCACGCCTTTAAGCTTTTCAGCGGTTCTAAGGCCGCCTACGCCCAATAATGCGTATAACAGGTTGCTTTGTGTAGCCACATCAATAA